CTTGTCTTTCGTTTCCGGCTTCAGCGGCTGCGCAAACGACAGCACCCCCGAAGGCTTGCCGCCATTCCCGGCAAGTTTTGCCTGCTGCCGCTCCAGCGCCTTCGACAGCCCGATGGCCTCGCGCGCCAGCCTGACTGCCGGAAGCGCCTTGAACCCGTCCATCGACGGCCCGCGCAGCACGAACACCTCGTCGCGCGAAAAATAGCCATGCGTCTTGTCGCTGTAGTCGACGCGATAGCGCAGCGACCAGTCCGCCAGTTGCTCGACCGACCACGATCCGACCGGCACCGGCAGCAGCTCGCGCACCTGACCATTGATCACATTCTTGATCGCGATGGCCCCCACACCCAGGGCCGCGTTGAAGACCATGCCTTCGCGAAACTCGAAACTTGTCTGCCACTCGTTTGGGCGGACGGCCAGCAGCCGGTGTGCCCAATGCGCGCGGTCGATCTTCATCCGGTCCAGCCCGGTACGGGCATCAAACGTGTCGCGCACGATGCGCACCGGCATCTGCCCCAGCCCCTCGGCGATGACGCGGGCGGCACAGAACACGGCAGGCACGTCCAGCGCCGTCGTTTCGTTCACCGACATGCCAGCAGAGGTGCCCCAGCCCACCCAGCCTGCCATTCCGGCCAGCTGGTTCAGCGTGACTGCGGCGTTCTTTCGCAGGAAACCGAACATCACATGACCAGCAGTTCTTCGGTGTCCAGATAGGACGCCGCCCGCCCCGCCTGCGGATTCCGCGCCATCAGCATGAAGGCGTTGAACCCGGCCATCAGCGGGTCGATCTTTGCCTTGCCGGCCGTCTCTTTTGTGATCAGCACGGCATTCCCTTTCTGTTCCGCACGGGCATTGCCCAGCACCCAAGCCATCATCGGCTGCCCGCCGTGGCGGAACGTGCCATCCATCAGCTTGCGTTCCATGCCCCAGATCGCCGATGACAGCCGGTAGCCCTGCCCCACCGCCACCATCTGCGCCGGGGCAATCCCCGCCAGCGTCAACTCATCCACCAGCGCCGCCACCCCGGCCGGGTCCAGGCCAACGGCGGCTTCGGCCGGCAGCAGCCCGTCATCGTTCAGCGCGCCGATCATCTGCGTCAGCTCTTCGAAATCCTGCGTCGGCCAGGCGCAGATCGTCAGGTCGCCCGCCGCTTCGAAATCGCGCAGCACCGGCACAATCTCTTTCCGCCGCTCCAGCACCGTCGGGTGGGCCCAGGCATGAAACCAGGCCAGCCAAGCCATCGTCTCGCGGCACCGCCCGATCACGCACAGCCCCAGCAGGTCATCCGCCCCGCCGCCGTCGATGCCAACCACCGCCACATCGCAGCGCTCGCGGATCGCGTCCAGCGTCACCGGCAGCGCGTCTTTCGCCCCCTGCCAGAAATCGGCCCCGATCCAACGGTTCGAATGCAGCGCCAGCCCGACTTCGACATTCAGATGCTGCGTGGCCCAGGCAATGATTTCGCCGGTGCCATCTTCCTTGGCCCGCGCATAGCCATCCAGCAGCGCATCCAGCGTGATCGACCGGTCCAGATTGGGCGTCACCATCGGCCACAGATCCGGGTTCAGCCAGGCCTTGTCCTTGCTGATCTGGATCGCTTCCGGAAACTCGTACAGCACCGGCAGCGTCTTGACCCGCTCGGTGATCTTCCCGTCCCGCACGCCACGGGCATAGTGCAGTTCGGTCCTGAACACCCCTTCCGGCGGATGGTCGGACTGCGTGGTGATCATCACCAGCAGCGATTCCGGGAACGGCATCATCCCGCCCCGGATTTGCCGGATCACATCCGCCGCATAGGGCACCGACCCCAGAACGTGGATTTCATCGATCAGGGCAAAGATCGGCTTCACTCCGGTCAGAACATCCATACCGAAGGTGCGCACCATCAGGCGGGCATTTGTGGTCCTGTCCCGGATCGTCTTTATGTTTCCACCCTGCACGTGGAACCGCTTCTGCAGAAACCCGTCCGGGTCCGCCTCGATCATCCCGCGCGCCTGTTCGAAGGCCACTTCGCTGATCTTCTGCGTCGGGCCGATGATCAGCATGTCCGCATTGCGCCGCTTGTTCAGCAGCAGAAAGGTCAGCGCAATCGCCGCTGCACTGGTCGTCTTCGAATTCTTCTTCGGCACCAGGATGAAGATTTCGCCCACCTGGCGCACTTCCGGCCCCGCCGCACTGCTGGCCATCGACCCGAAGGCGGCGCGCACGATGTCGCGCATCCATTCGCCCGCCGCCTCGCGCAGCTCCGGCTGCCCGATCACATCCGGCAGCCGCAGCTTGTTGAAGATACCGACCGCCCGTTCCGCCTTCACCATATCCAGCGGCAGATCGGCAATCGGCGTCTCGCCGCGCGCCAGCTTCTCCGCCCAGTCAGGACAGGCGAAGTCGAACGCCATTACTGGACCGTTCCTTCACCATCCAGCAGATCGCCCCAGCCCATCGGCGGCCGCTTCGCCGCCGCAACTGCCGCTTCCTTCTTGCCCAGAACCGGCGTCTTGCCCTTCTTGTCCCCGGCCCCCTTCGGCGCGCGGTCGGGATGCGGGTCGATGATATCCTTCAGCATCCGGATCGACGGCACATGCCCTTCGCGCGTCCGCTGCATCAGAACGTCGATCATCATCCCCTCGACATAGACGCGGCCATTCTGCAGCTCACCCGAAAAATGTTTGCGCAGCGTGTCGTCATCGATCCCCATGTCTGTGGCAATCCGCTCATGCGACCACCCGGCAGCAGCCCGCGCCGCCACAAACATCTGATTTTCCTTGGTTTTGGCGTAAGACGGGCGTCCGCGCCTGTCCCTGATCGGCACCACAGGCAGACCGAACAGGTCAACCTGAGCCGCCTCCCCGGTGGCATCCTGCGATTCCATCCCCATCCCCCGAAAAAAACCCCCGAATGTGAAAGCACGCCGGTCTAGGCCGCAGGGGGGTCCAGAGATTGGACCACCCCCCCCTATCGCCTGTGCCGCGCCTCTTGCCGCTGCTTTTCGCTGTCGTGACAGGTCTTGCACAGGCACCACAGGTTGCCATCGTCCCAGAACAGCACCTCGCTGCCCCGGTGCGGAACCTTGTGGTCCGCCACCAGTTTTGACGTGTCCGCTTCCAGCCGCCTGCACATCCCGCAGGTGAACAGATCGCGCACCAGCACCGACCAGCGCAGGCGCTGCCAGCGCGCGGTCTTGTACCACCGCCGCCATGCCAGCCCCGCATCCCTGTCACGCGATGCCGCGGCTGCACTCTTCGGTTCCAGGAACCCGATCCGGGGCGGCAACCGGGTCAGCACGGGGGCCAGCTGCTTCAGCCGTCCCATCCGCGCCTCCCGGTCACACCCGCCAATCACCCAAGCGAAACGCCCGCGCGGCAGGACCGGCGGGCGCAACTGTGGATAATGACAAGAGTCATGCGCACAGACTGACTTTATGTCAATCCCCTATCTTGCCCACCACTGCAGATCATACCCCTGCATCCGGTCCAGCGCCCCACAGAGGGCGGTCCGCACCCCCGCAAGATACTCTACCTTGACCGACCAGCCATGCGCCTGCAGCACCCCGCCCGGCGTCATCCCGGCCAGACAGACCATATCCACGACAGACCTGTCACTGATCCCCACCCGGCTGCCGCGCTGTGACGGCCGCACGCGCCGCAGCACCAGCGCCTGCCCCGGCCCGATCCGCCCGTGCAGCCGGTCCAGCTCACGCCCCACCGCCAGATAGGCATCCATGAAATCCCCACCCGAACCCCCTTCCCGCCCCGCTTCCAGCGACGCACAGCGCACACCCCCTGCCGCATGGCGTTCGGTCAGCCCGCGATAGTGCCGCGCCATATAGACCTGCCCCGGCGTAAACGGCGGCACGAACCCCGCCGCATCGCCATGCCGCCGCCGCGCCTGGGCGATCATCACGTCGAACACATCCGCCTGTTCCAGCCGCTTGCCCAGCACCCGCTTGGTCAGCCCGTTCACCACCTCACGGTCGGTTTCAATCCGCATCGCCCCGCGCGCCGGGGCCACCGGCACCGGCCCCACATCAGCGGGCGGCGTGGCACGGGCCAGCACCGCCGCCACCGCCTCCGCCTCGATCCCCGTTTGGAACACCGCCGCCGAAGCCCCGGCAGCCTTGCCCGCCAGAGCCATCATCGCATCGATCCGGTCCTGCGGCCCCAACTTCACCATGCTGCACCTGCCTGCCTTCTATATTTTGTGGAACCTTCCCTCTTCTTATCTATCCCTTGCTTTTCGCTGTTTTTCTTGGGGAGGATAGGGAGGATCGACAGAAAGAATGGGAGGATGAAGTGGGGAACATTCCGCAGATAAACCCGAACCATACCAACAGGTTGCAGCAAAACGCGGGAGGGTGGGGACCATAGGGACCATAATTGCAACCCTCGCGCATGACCCCCCTTTTTCCGTTTCCTTTCCCCACACCCCTCGCGCGCATACGCAAGGGTGTCAAAATTCGTCCCCATGCTCCCCATGCTCCCAAAACGCGGTCCAAGCCCTTGATCCGTCAAGACGTCCCCCCGCACCCCTGATCGCCGCCATCCTCCCGCTCGTCGCCGCCCATCGTCCCTATCCTCCCGAAAGGCAGGTCCATCTGGGGTGCGGGGTCACCGGCCTGCGGGCTCAGCGTGGCCCGGCAATGCGCCCGCACGATCCGCTGCATCACCAGAATCTGCCGCGCCGAAGGCTGAAACCGCCCGCTCCGCGCCCGCTTGATCATCGACGCGCAGAACGTCCGGTCCCAAGGCAACAACGCCGCAGACTGCACAATCACCGGCATCCAGCCCAGCAACCGGTCCACCTCACCGGGCGGGGTGGGGGCGTGTGATCTGATCGGAGTCGCATCAGTCATAGCGCGTCCACCTCTGCAATCCGCTCGCCGATCCATTCCATGACGTTGACGGCCATGCTGTTGCCGAGGGCCTTGTAGCGCGGCCCGTCGGGGCATTTGTCGGCTGGCTTGCCGCGATAGGGGATGCGCGTGAAATCATCCGGGAACCCCTGCAGGCGTTCGCATTCGCGGGGCGTCAGCCGCCGGACCCGCCAGCGCTGCGCAATGATCTGCGCGCTCTGGTCTGTTCCGGTGGTCAGCGGGGCGGTGACATCGCCTTCATCGTACACCGCGCCATCGCCTGCGGTGCGGAAGGCCACTGGATCGGCGACAAAGGTTTGCTGATGACTTCCCGGTTCCGCCGCCAAAGCACCTGCGACAGCCATCAGACGAATCTCGTCCCTTTGGTTCTGGGCAAACGCCACCGCCTGCACCTTGTTGCGCGCTTCCAGCGTGTAACTGGCCCCGTCGGCGCTGAACCCGGCACCCTGCGGCCCGGCATCCGGGTTTTCGCTGACAGCGCGTTCCTGAATGGCAATCAGGCTATGAGCGACCAGCAGGCCATCCCGGCTTTCATGATCGCCATAGGGATTGTGCGTGATCGGCGGGGCGACGGCATAAGCAATCAGGTTTGCCACCTCATCCCCGGCCGGCCCGCTGGTCCCCTTTGACCATTTCGATGACATCGCCTGCGGCACAATGGGCGGGCAGTGGATCAGCCCGCCGTCTAAATCGAAGTCGGTGCCAAGCGCGCCACCGCCTGCAGGGCGTGCTGCAAGGGTGGGGGCATCGATTTGCCCCGCCCTTCGGCGCGGCGGACAATCCCCGCGCAGGCCTTCCCGGTCAATGAGAACCGCTGCGGCACGTCGCCAGTCTCCAAGATATCCGACAACGAACACACGCCGCCGCCGTTGTGGCACAGCCCAGGGGTGGCCGCGTGTTCTGACATACTGAGCGTCAAGCACTCGGTAAGCGAACCCATACCCGAGTTGCCCCAGCCCCCCGAGGAAGGTACCAAAATCCCGTCCGCCGTTCGATGACAGCACGCCAGGGACATTCTCCCAGGCGATCCAGCGGGGGCGACGGTGT